CCGCCGTAGGTGTCGACCATGAGCTTCCGGCCCGTCAGCCCGGTATCGGCTCGCGGCCCGCCCTCAACGAACCGACCCGACGGATTCACAAGAATTTCGGTGTGCTCGTCTATGGGTAGGTAGGTCTGGCAGGCCGGGGCCACAATCAGCGAGCGCACCTCACGCTCCAACACGGCCAGATCCTTGCCCGCCTCATGCTGCACCGAGACCACGACGGTCTCGACGGCGGCGGGGGCACCGGTGTCGTCATAACGCACACTCACCTGGGCCTTGCCGTCCGACTTGATCCCGCAGATCGTCCCCTCGACCTGGGCAGTATCGAGACGCTCGCAGATGCGATGTGCCAGGACGAGCGGGAGCGGGAGGCGTTCAGGGGTCTCGGCGGTGGCGTAACCGTAGACCGTGCCCTGATCGCCAGCCCCCTGCAACGCGAACGCCGAACTATCACCACCGCGTGCCTCCAGCGAGGTGGTGACCCCGGCGTTGATGTCGCTCGATTGGCGGCGCGTCCACACGTAGATCAGGATCCCGAGCGGACTGTATCCGGCACGCGCGAGGGCGGTGCGCACAGACTCCCGGATACGCGGGCGGTGGTTGGTGGTGATTTCGCCGGTGACGATGATCCGCCGACCGGCTGCCATCACCTCCACCGCCACCCGTGCGGCCTTGTCGTCGTAGAGGATGTCGTCGAGGATCTGGTCGGCGATCTGATCGGCCAACTTGTCCGGATGACCAGCACACACAGACTCGGCAGTACGAATCGAACACATAAGCACACTCGCTTCCACGAATCGGAGGGGAACAAGAAAGCGTCCACCCCACTAGAGGGTGGACGCGAAGATCATGAGGGGCGGTTAGGAGCGGGCGTTGAGCAGCTGCTCCATCACCTCGTCGCCGGGCGTGGTGCCCGCGTAGTCGGTGGTGCAGGTGGCGCGCACGATCTCGTAAATCTCGTACCAATACACATTCGCCTGCTTCCCGAAACTCTGGGACATGGCGACAAACGGGCTGGCGATGGCGGCACCGGTGGTGGGGTGCTTGCCGAGCAGGCCGAACTTGGAGATCGCCTGCTCGCACTGCACATACCGGGCAAACGCCTGCGCATACGCCTCAATCAGGCGAGGCGCCACGAATTGGGAACCGCCACGTTGATCGAGCCACTGCCACGTCTCCCGATAGACGAGGTCAGCGCCAAGCGGTTTGCCGTCACGCTGAATCTCCGACAGATAGTCCGATGGTTCGGGCATCGTCTCCCCGGCAAGCACCGCACCGTCGCCAATGTCATTACCTGCGAAGTCGAAGGGTTCGTTGAGCGGGTCTTCCAGGCGGGTGGCGGGGCGTCCGGCGGCGAGTTTCTCGCCCAGCGGGCCGGGCTTCGCGCCTGCACGCACGCGGCGTCCGCCCCTGTTGGTGCCGTCTTTGGCCATGGGTCGCCTCCCCGCCGTAGAATCGTCATGGTTTCGGTGCTGAAGTCCACGGGAGGTGTGAGTGGTTGAGTCTTTAAAACTATTCGTTCGGACCTACGTGTATTGGGTAGGGCTCATCCTTGGCTTCGCGATAGTGCCCGGTTCTCTGCTCTTCACTGCTGAAGTCGCCCCGGTGAACACTCCATTGTGGCTTGCACCTTTCGCCGGGCTGCTGCTTTTTGTCATTGATCGGCCATCAACATGGGAGCCGCCGCTCTGGCGAGCATTACTGATCCGAGTATTGGGTGCAGGATTTGCAGCCACCATGCTCATCGCGTTTGATGCAGTTGCTTCCACCCACTATGGATCTCAACACTGGAGTGAGACGCTCCTATCTTTCGGTCTCGGTTGGATTGTCTTCACGGTAGTGGCAGGACACATGCTCATGAGCAGCTCCGCCCGATTTGGCACACCTGCTCACACGATCAGGGACGCGATCCGTACCTACACGACATGGATAGGAATCTGCTTCGGGATTTTCTATATCCCCGCCGCGGGACTCTCCGCAGCTGGCACTCTTTTGATGGTTCTTCCGCTTTATGGAACGTTCCTCGCCGGCCTGGTTCTTTTGATAGTTGACCCGCCACGACGATGGCCGCAACCGCGAGTGAAGGCACTGTGGATACGACTCTTGTCAAGCGTGGCAGCAGCATTACTACTTGTTGTCACGAACTCGTTCTATCGCAGTACTCGCACACACGAGATTTTCGTCGGGGACTGGCAGGAAAACCTGGTCTTCTTCGTGGGTGCTTGGGCACTTTATGCCGCAGTGGCTGGGGCCAGGTATCTTACGCCTGGCCCCAGCCACGAAGCAGATGACAAACTCAGTAGATGAATTCAGCTAGAGCTTGACATGCTGCCCTCTTGGTTTCTTCGCTAGGCTCAACGCCCGAGTAGCCGTATGCCCCATTGGAACCGTCTGTGAGAAGGCCAACGTATCTGTCATCCAATGGGCCATCAATTTCTGCAAAGAACTTGTCCTTTGCGGTTCCTCCGTCGCTTGCACCAACACTCTCAGAGATCGCCTTGAATCGCTGCAATAGCGAAACTGGATTGTTGTAGTAGCTCCTCAGCGTTCGGGACAGAAGGTTGGGGTCGTCGGCTCCCGAGCCTTTCAGCATCGCAGCCAGTTTGATCGCATCCCCGTCGCTACACAGGTCGGAGTAGTTGCAGTTGTTCGGCAGATCATTGGGGATGGTCAAACCTTGAAGTCCGCTGTGATTCTTATAGTTATCCCCTTGGCCAACAAGAGCCCTTGCTATTGCAATAATGTTTGAGCCGGGATTCAGGTCAACAACCTTTTGAATCGGACCGAGCGCTGAAGCTAAGTCACCCGCCCATCCCGTCCACTTATCAGGAACGAGCGGGTTCAGGTTGATGTAGCCCAGGGTGGTCACGCTCATATGCGGGATATCTACTGCACCACCTGCGGGGTCCGTCCATTCTTGTCGATCGGAGCGAATCCACTTATTCAAGGCAGAGATTATCTGAGACGCTTGAGTGTCATCTTCCAGCCTTTTCGCGTCCGCCTCCCGATATGCTTCAGCTGCCGCGGACCACTTTGCGCTTCCCTTGAGGTAGACCGTTGATAGGTAGTTGAGGACACATCGCCAAGTCGGAACTTTGACCCAAGTAACGTAGCTGCCGGATGTGATCGGATCCTCTCCGAAAGCGTAGTCCTTATAGACCACGCGCAATTCCTCGAACCGGCTCTCAAGCGCTTCGATCAGATCGAGAAAATCTAGAGCGTCGTAATTCACTGGCTGCGCGTGGCGCACCGACGAATCGGCTGACATGCGACCCGAATATGCCACGCGGTCAAGATCCCATTTCCCCCGATATCCACTGATTTCGTGGAACTGATCAAATACCCAGTTGTCGGGGATGGGGAAACCGAGATTACCTGAGAATCCGGTAGACATGTCAGAAACGAATGATGCTACCGCGTATCCAGCCTGAGCTATCCGGGTGCAGATGTTTCGCGAGGCGTAGATACCCACTCGGTAGCCGCCGCCGAGGCTTTGCGTTACTGCCTTGAAGTAGGGCAGGATGTGGCTGGTCACCTGAGGATCCGTGGCATCGTAGTCAACGGCGAAGTAGATCACTGTAGGTGGAACACCAAGTCGTTGGGCAGCGGTTTGGGCCTCTTTCGCATGACGGTGCCCATTTTCGACACTAAAGTACTTAAGTTCAGTTGAGTACTCTTGAAAAATTGGGAAATACTTCAGCCCATGACCAACGATTCGCTCTAGCTCGCCTGTGCGGAGCGCCTTGAAATAGTCTGCCTCAGACTTACTGCTTTGGTTGGGTTCACTGAGATAGCGGCCTACGATCTGATAACCATCAGCCTTAAGATGTCCAGCAAGCTCGTCAGTGATCTCAAAGCGCGTATCGCAAGCCACACATGGCCGATTGGGGTCGCCTTTAGAAGTGAGCAGGCTCATCCATGTGGTTGGGTCGACCACCCCGGTCACTGGCAAGGCGTGTGCTTGCTGGAACTGCCACAGCGTGTTGCTGATTTCGCTGTTCCACGTGCTGGTCGGCAAAATGGAGTAGCCGTTGCAGACCAGACTCACAGTGGCTAGCCATACCCACTGGTTAGTGCCGCTACTAATTGTCCGTAGTTTGGAGCGAGTGCCTGCACCAAAATTCCCGGTGGCTTCGGCAGGTGTGTATCCTTCGATTGCTTGGAGGACCTGGATTAAAGCCGTGTTCATTTCACGCCCGTACAAGCCATCAGTGGGAATGATCCCTGTGTAGTTCTTGTACCCACGGTTAATCGCTTGCTGTGCCTGACGAATAGCTGTCTTGCCGCCGTAGGCAGAGAGTAACCGGAACTGTTTCATTGACAGAAGCGCCATCATTAGTTCAACATCGACCGTTGCGCTCGTATCGCCAAGGCCAATATCGACTTTCATCTGGCGAATAGAGTCGGCCACGTGGTCGGTAAACTCAAGAGTGATGCCACCGTATTCGGCTCGATATCCCTTGCACCACAAGGCTCCTTGAATAATCCCATGAACATTGTCGTAGCCAGAAGTTTGAGTAATGCCGTTTGGCCAACGAGACTTGAATCGAGACTGTGTTCCAGAACCGAAATTGTTTGCCGTCGCTGTAATACCCAGTTCGATTTGCAGAGCGCGGATGAGTGCGTTGATTGTATCCCAGCCAGTGTTACCGGTTTCTTGGACTGAGCCGAACCCAGTTTTATTGCCGTAAGTCGAATTCAGCCACTGCTGAGTTTTCAGCACCATTTGATCTGCCATGATTCCTCCTTCAGAAATCAGTTGTTAACTCGAGGCAGGCGAACACCTGCCACGGAGGGGTCCAGAACACCGGATGAGAAGCTCCGAGTTTTTTGCCCTCGCCTGTACGTCACCGGGAAACCCGAATCCGGACGGCAAGAGCGAAACTTCGCGAGTTTCATCCCTCACTGGTACTGCCGACGAAGCCCGAAGTGTTAATACCCTGTTTGATTCTGGGACTTTGCGCGCGGTTGGCCCCGCCCGCTGACCTGTCCGAGCGTCGTAGAGATCGAGAGGCCCCAACCCCCTCGCCAGCGCCGCCAGGTTCCCCCGTGTCTGCCGATCAGCACCGAGGTGGGCATCTTTGAGGTTTCGCAACCTCGGCGCGACGTGGCGCGACGTGGCGCAGATTTCAGTAGGTGTAGATCCTCGGGGTCTGCCTCCACCGGTCGCCGTCGAGCGCCGACTGGCGGGAGTGGCACGGCTTACACAAACTGCGGAGGTTGGCCTGGTCATGGGTGCCGCCGTGCTCCAACGGGATGACGTGGTGGACTTCCTGCGCCGGGGTGTACCGGCCAGCCGCGAGGCAGTCCTCGCACAAGGGGTGGGCGGTGATGTAGGCGGTACGAATCTTGCGCCAGCGGGCCCCATAACGTCGGTTGATCTTCGGGTCACGCTGCCACTTGCGGTAGCGCTCGTCCTCCGCCTTGGCGTGGGCTTCGCAGAAGCGGGCGTGGGTGAGGTTCGGGCAGCCGGGCTGGGAACACGGACGGGCAGGCTTGACCGGCATCACGCACCCCTTTCCCGGACACGGCAAAGCCCCAAGGCACCCAGCCGATGACCGGGCTTGCCCTGGGGCTTTTCCTACTTTTCAACCACCTACATCATTGCAGGCCCGAAACCCTAAATGCATCCGCAGTTCTTGACACCTTTTGGCGGCTAGGTTCACGCGGCCTGCCCATACAGCGCCGACGCCAGCCGGGCGAGCGCCCGAGACTTCTTCTGGTAGGCGCTGGTGCGCTCCACGTAGAAGTGGTCACACACCGTTTGCACCGCCTCATCCTGGGTACCGTCGCCGAGGAAGAATGCTTCGAGCACGAACCTGTCGTCGTCGGTGAGCAGCTGCCAGGCGGGCAGGAACCACGCCATGTACTCACGCGCCTGGGCGTAACGGGCACGGTAGATGTCGATCCGATCCAACGTGGCCGCCACCCGCATCTCCCCAGCATGCAGATCCGTGTGGCGGGGCATCCCGTCGAGTTTCGATGAGGCTGGGGTGGTGACGTCGTCGTAGGCGGTCTTGATCTGCTCGTCGGTGGTGTCGATGATCTGCTCCATCACGGCGAAGTCCTGCAATGCGCTGATGGCTGCTTTGCGGGTGTCGAGGTATTTGGTCATCACATGCATGACGACTCCTTCCTGCTTATGGTTGTGAGTTCGGTGGCGACCGCGTCGATCAATGCGGCCTGGGTCATGTCCTTCGCCTCCAGCGCCTTGAGGACGGCTTGGTCGAGGGTGCCGGTGGCGGTGAGGTGGGTGATGGTGACAGGCTCGGCCTGTCCTTGTCGATACAGCCGGGCGTTGGTCTGCTGATACAGCTCCAAGCTCCAGGTCAGCGAGAACCACACGAGCAGGTGGCCACCGGACTGCAGATTCAGTCCGTGCCCAGCGGAAGCGGGGTGGATCAGGCCAAGCGGGATGTCGCCCCGGTTCCACGCCTCGATGTCCGCCGACGTCTTCAGTTCGCGGGCTTGTGGGAAGCGACGCTGGATGCGTTCGCGGTCGTGTCGGTACCAGTAGGCGACGAGGACGGTTTGGCCGTTGGCGGCCTCGATGATGTCTTCGAGGGCATCGAGTTTCGCCCCATGCACCTCGACCGTATCGCCGTGCTCGTCGTAGATCGCACCCGAGGCGAGCTGCAGCAGCTTGCCCGACAGCGCGGCTGCGTTCGCCGCATCCACCACCTGCCCATCCAGATCAACCACCAGGTCGGCCTTGAGCTGCTCATACACAGCTCGTTCTCCGGCTCCGAGCACCACGGGCGTGGTCGTCACCGTCAGATCAGGCAGCGTGAGGTGGTCGGTGGTGCGCATTGACAACGTCATGTCGGCGATAGCGTCGTAGATTTCCTCCTCAGCGCCTGCCCTCGGCTTGTACGTGAACACCTGCATCCCGTTGCGCTTATCCGGCAGGAACCACTTGTCGCGGTAGCGGGTGATGAATCTGCCGAGGCGTTGGCCGCCGTCGAGGAGCCGGAATTGCGCCCAGATGTCCATGAGCCCGTTGGAGGCGGGGGTGCCGGTCAGGCCGACCCAGCGCTTCACGTGTGGGCGCATTTTCACCAACGCCGTGAACCGCTTCGCACGGTGGTTCTTGAAGCTGGAGAGTTCGTCGATGACGACCATGTCGAACGGCCAGCTATCGCCGTACTGTCTGACGAGCCAGGGGATGTTTTCCCGGTTGATGACGGTCACCATCGCCGACTTGGCCAGCGCGTCGAGCCGGTCAGCTTTGGTGCCGACCGCGACCGCCACCGATAGACCTTGGAGGTGGTCCCACTTGGCTACTTCTGCTGGCCAGGTGTCGCGGGCGACCCGGAGTGGCGCGACGACGAGCACCCGGCTGACGGTGAAGTAGTCGAGCAGCAGCTGCCAGATTGCCGTCAGGGTGATGACACTCTTGCCGAGTCCCATGCCCAGGAGGATCGCCGCTTCGTGGTGGTCGAGGATGAACCGCGTGGCGGTCTGCTGGTAGTTATGCGGCCGGTAGCGCATCAAGCACCTCCTTGATGCCGTCCACCGAGTCAACGACCAGCGCGGTGAAGCCGTGGGCGGCCAGTTGGCTCATCCGGCGGCGTTGGATCGGCCGAGGCTTCTTGCCGGGGGCTTTCACTTCGACGAAGACGACCTGGCCTCCCATCAGGCATAGCCGGTCAGGTACGCCCGTGGTTCCAGGGCAGACAAGCTTCCAGCACAAGCCGCCGGATGCCTCAACGGCCTTCTTGAGCTGGGCTTCAATGTGGTGTTCGTTCATGGTCACTCCTTGAGTGGTTTCCCACGGGGGTGACGACTGGTGACGGGTGGATCTGGACTTTTCTAAAGGAGATATTTTTGTGGCCTTAGTAATAGTTCAATACTGATCGTCACCGGTCGTCACCCTCATCGGGTTTAGCTGTTGAATTCGCTGGTCAGAGCCAGTCCGTAGACGTACATGCCATGCTTGGACTTGCGTCGTTCAAACCCGGATTGTTCGAGAGTGGCGTTGAAGTCGGCCATCGGCCGAGCCCACCCGCTGGTGGATTGCGCCCACGCTCGGTACTCCTGGTACAGGTCACCGGCGCGTTCGGATAGGGACGGGTCCACCTCGCAGCGGGCGTCGAGGAATTGGGCGAACCAGTTGTTCTCTTCCCGATATGCGCTTGAGGCAGCGACCACTTGGGCGGGTGGGGTGAGCTGGTAGTCCTCGGCGTGGATGAGCCGCGAGCCTTCCATGATCCATGCAAGTACCGCTCGCCGGCGGTCTCGTAGAGGTGGTCGGCGTAGTTCTTCACATCGGAGCTACTCTCGATGACCGCGTTGAACGGGATCACGATGAGCCTGCGCCAGATGCCCGCATCCATCGCGCCCACCCTGGGCAGGTGATTCGTGTAGAGGATGAGCGTGTGGGATGGGGTGAACGCGAACGGTGCCTTGTATTTCTTCTCCGCGTAGATCTGGTCGGTGGAGGCGAGTTGCTTGACCGTGGAGGTGGATAGGCGCACGCCTTCCTCGGACTCTGCGGCGATGATGAGCCGTTTGCCTTTCGCTTCGGCAAGCTCAGGTTTGACGTTCCGGTTCCCGCCAATGGTGAGCACGTCGGCGGACATGTTGCCCGCATACGTGCCAAGCACTCTCGCGATAGTGTTCCAGAACGTGGACTTGCCGTTGCGGCCGTCCCCGTAGGCGATCACGAGGGCTTCGACCATGACCGTCCCGATCGCTGCCAGCCCGACGATCCGCTGCACATACCCGATCAGCTCCCGGTCGGATTGGAAGAACACGTTGAGCGCCCGGTTCCAGATTTCTGCGCCCGTGTCGGTGGGGTCGAGCGCGGTTTGTTTCGTGATCAGATCCAGCGGGTTATGGTCACGTCGGGTGCCGTCACGCACATCCCACGTGCCGCCAGGCGTGTTGAGGAGATACGGGTCAGCGTCCAGCCGGGCTGGGGTGGTCAGCAACATCGGGTGTGCTTCCCTCAGGCAGGAGGTGATCGCCCGGGACTCGCGGCGTTTCAACACGAACGCCTCGTATGCCTTCGCGTCCTCAAATGCCCGGTAGGCGGCCCGCTGCGGTGAGGTGAAACCGCCGAGTGCTTTCGCTTTCGACGATGCGGCTGCGAGCACCGCGTTCGCGCCCGTCACCATGAGCTCGTCGCGGGCTTTCTCCAGCAGATGCCCGGCCTCGGCTAGTTGCCGGTCGGTCAGTTCCTGGGCGATGCCTTGCGCAGCAGGCGCAGACTCAGACCACACACCGCCTTCGTAGACGAGCCAGTCCGTGGCCTCCGTAAACGCCAGACGCGACGAGTATTCTGCGGTGAGCATGGATGCCTGCCCGACATCGGTGAAGTCCTCCGGCCGCAGGCTCGTCAGCTCCGCGTAGGCTTCCGGCGACAGATAACCCGGCTGCGCCTCGACTTTGGCGGCGAACCGGCAGGCGCTTTGCCAGATCGACTCCAACTCGTGATCCGACAGGGGCGGTTCACACAGGGACGCTTTCCGGTCGAACAGGTCACGAGCTTGGGCGGTCTGCCCGTAACGGATCAGGACGCGTCCGGCGAAGCGGGAGAGGGTGGCGTTGCGGGAGCCTTCCCCGATCACCTACGTGGAAGCGTCGAACGCGGCGAACACGTCGATCTCGTCGGCCTCATCCAGCCAGGCGTCGAGCAGCTTTGTGCCGTTGTGGATGGTGGTTTCGGGGTTGGTGGTGCCGTAGATGAACCGTCCGGCATCCAACGCCTGCGGGTCGAAGAACCCGAACCGTCCAGCGAGGCGGCGCTTCAACCCCGCATAGGTGTCGGCGTCGGTGACCGGGCTGATTGGGAAGTAGACGTGGAAGCGAGGCCTGGCCGACAGCGTCCTTTTCGGCTTCTGGTGGTTACGGCTGGTGGCGGTCATGAACTCAACCCCCGCCATCAGCTCGGCCAGGTCATCTGGGGTGATCCACTCGTCGGGGTTGTCGGTGTGGTCGTTGTCGATATCCATCACGACACAGTCCGAGGAGATGAAGCTCGCCGAGGAGCGCCGGTCGCCGGTGTAGGTGGCGGCGACGTGATCCAACCACGCCACCTGCTCCAGCGAGGTTTGGTCGGTGATGTGGTGGTGGTTCGGGTAATGGTTATTGTGCGGGTTGCCGCTACTCGTGGCGGCGCACAAGGTGAACGGAGTCATGCGGGATGCACCTCCTGGAAGTCGGCGTCGAAGAAGCGGATCGGGATATCCATCTGATGGGCCCAGTCGATCTCCGCCCGCATCCCCGGGCTGACCCTGCCGATATAGGCCCACAGCTGCTCGCATTTCGACAGCAGGATGCGGTTGAAAAACATCGCCAGCTCCCGGGCATCCGGGTCGGTGTCATCCATGAACTGCGGATAATGCAAATGCGGAGCCAACGGGATCTGACGAGCCTTTACCGCAAACGCACAAAACCGGCGGGCAAGCTCCACGTTGGCTGCTATGTCACCCGAGTACGGGGAGCAGATGTAGACCAATGGGCGGTAGCCGTATTCGGCGAGCTGGATTTCTTTCAGCGCCTGGTAGCAGGTCGGGTCGGGGTATCCGTCGGCGTTGCGCAGCGGAATACCCACATCGATGGTGGCGGTCATCAGGCGCCCTGACCTTCACGTTCGATCACCGGCAGCAGGCCACGGGTGTTCTTCAACAGGTCGTAGATGAACAGGCGACCCTTCTGCGTCCAGTACATGTGGGTGCGGGTCTTGCCCTCGTCGTACTCGTGCGTCTTGGACTGCGTGTAGCCCTGCTCGGCAAATTTCGCGTAGAGGAACCAGCGTCCGGACTGGTGGAACTGCACCTGCTCCTCGCGCAGAATCTGGTTAAGCTTCTTCGCCGACAGCCCGTAGTCCTTGGCGATCTCTGTGGCGGTGATCAGTGAGGGCGATGCCAGCACGATGTCGTAGTACGACACCTTCGGTGCCGCCTCCAACAAAGCTTGCTCGGCGGCGAGCCGCTTGGCACGTTCAGCCCGGAGCGTGGTGATCGCCCGCTCCAGAAACTCGTCGTCAGCGAGCAGTTCGTCGATGGCGTAGATACCATGTCGGCGGATCGTCGGCAGAACCTCGTCGAACACCCACGTCTCGAACTTCTGGGCGGCAGGAAGTTTGGAAGTGACGATCAGCCGGTACAGGTCGCCTTCGCTGATGAACCTGACCTGCTGAACCCCACCTGCTGTTTCAAGGGGGTAGTGATTCACGACTCCCTTGCAGTGACGTGCCAGAGCGTCCTTCGTGTTGGCGTAGCCGAGGGCTGTAGCCACGTCCTTGCCGCAGAACAGGATCTGCCCGCTAGAGGTGATGGTTCGGATTGTGCCGAACTCGTGGTTGGTGAACACTTGTAGTCCGGTAGCCATGACCAGCTCCTATTCTGAGAGCCAAGTAGACAATCGGCGGCGCGGGGTGCGCCAGGCTCTCACCTGTCAGGCACGGCAGACACCGAAACCGGACACGGCTTGAGGAAGGCTCTCGCCCATACGCCCCCGAGCACCGACAAATCCGGACGGGTCAGAGGGCACACTGGTGTGTGAACGTACCGATAACTCCGTGCCCCGTGCTCTTGCTTCGGCGTCATCAACCAGGTAGCCTTGTAGTCAACATGACCGGTTCCGCTGCCCGCCTCGGTGGGAGTCCAGGGCCGGTCTTCGTTTTTCGTATCAAACAGGGGTGCGCGTGGAGCAGGTGAAGCAGTTCAAGACCTACGGTGAACAGGTCGAATTGCTTCGTCAGCGTGGGATGCGAGTGAATGATCCCCAGCATGCTGAGACGCTGCTGGCGCGATTGAACTACTACCGCTTGTCCGGATACTGGTACCCGATGCGCCGTTTCTCCCAAGGCGACGGCACTGCCCGAGATGAATTCGTTGAGGGAGCATCGTTTGACCTGGTGGTAGCCCTCTATGGGTTTGACGAACAATTGCGCCACAGCGTGTTCATCGAGCTTGATCGCGTGGAGTTGGCTATTCGAACCAAGCTCGGTCACGAACTGGGTCGCCTTGACCCGCTGATCTATTTGGATCCCAAGCGTTTGAGCGCCCGGGCACGGCAGCGAAACAAAGACGGGCGTAGCGTGCACGAGGTGTGGCTGAGAAAGTACCAGTCGGCATTGAAAGCGTCGAAGGAGGACTTCGTCGCCCACCACAAATCCAAATATGGCGGGACTCTACCCATCTGGGCGGCTGTCGAAATCATGGATTGGGGGATGCTGTCGTACCTGTACGGCATGTCGCCCAATATCGTGCGCAAACGGATTGCCGAGCCCTGCGGCCTAACTGGTCCTCAGCTTGAATCATGGCTGAAATCCTTGAATATTCTACGTAATTACGCAGCTCATCATGCAAGGATGTTCAACCGTGTTTACGACATCAAACCGAAACTGAACAATGGCGTCAGGCTGGCTCCGGTAGCTGAAGGAATGAATCGCGTGTTCGGGCAGCTCTCCCTTATCCAATACTTGCACCGCCAACTGGACTTGTCTCCAGCCGACCGGCTACCGAAGCTGTTCCACACCTACCCGCACAATCCCATCGTGCCGTTTTCTCGCACAGGAGCACCTGACAACTGGCGCGAGTTGCCTCTCTGGTGCGTCTAATCCTTGCGGTAGTAGTCGCATTCGTACCCGTCGGCGTCGAGTGGCAGTCCTGCTGCCCAGTCGGGTGGGGTCGTCATGAGCTGGCAGGCATCGGCGATGGTGAAGCCGGAGTCCTCGGGTTCGTCGATGACGATTTCGTCGTGGACGTGCATGACAATCTTGTGCCCAGCCTGAGCGACGAGTGTCATGGCGTGGACGAGGAGGTCACGAGCGACTGCTTGGACGATGTTCTCGACGAGTTTCCCGCCGTAGGTCTCCAGCCGCCCCCACTTGCGTCCGGTCGTGACACCGCTGTAGGTGATGGAGGTGCCGCCCCACCGGTTCTCACCAAGCTGGGGCTTCACGTAGGCCAGCCGCCTACCAGAGGGCAGGGTGATGAACAAGATGCCGGACTCGGCAGTGAAGCGAAGGTTGCGCAGCCGAACAGCCTGGCGGGTGGTGATGGCGTCAAGTGCGGCCTGCTCGACATCCGCCCAGAGTCGCACGATGTTGGGGTTGGCTGCCCGCCAGGCGTCGACGATGGGTTTGAGTTCGTGCTCGGCCAGCCCCATCCGTAGGGCACCCATCGCCTTGAGCGCTCCGACGGAGCCGTTGTAACCGCAGGCCAGCGTGGCGATCTTCCCCTTCTGGCGCAGCTCAGCGTTGATGCCGTGTTTTTCGACGGGGACGCCGAACATGCGCGACGCGGTCTCGCAGTAGAGGTCTTTGCCGTCGCGGAAGGCTGCCAGGGTGGATGTTTCTCCGGCGAGCCAGGCGATGACGCGAGCTTCAATCGCGGAGTAGTCGGCGACGATGAATCGGCATCCGGCGCTGGGGATGAACGCTGTCCGGATCAACTGGCTGAGCGTGTCTGGCACGGAGTCGTAGAGCAGTTCAAGGGCGTCGAGGTTGCGTTGTCGGGTGAGGGTGCGGGCTTGGTCGAGGTCGGGCAGGTAGTTACGGGGCAGGTTTTGGACTTGGACGAGGCGTCCGGCGAATCGGCCGGTGCGTCCCGCTCCATAGAACTGGATAAGGCCGCGTGCCCTACCGTCCGTGCCTGTGACGTTATGCATCGCCTGGTACTTCTTCACCGAGCTTTTCGCGAGGTCGCCGCGCAGCTCCAGGACTTCTTTGACCTTGCCCGTGGCGGACTCGAGGGCGGCTTCGACATCAGCCTTCGCCAAGGACGACATCTCGCAGCCGTGGGTGGTGAGCCATTCCTTCAACTGGATCGGTGAGTTCGGGTTCTCCAACCCGGTCAACTCCCGCGCCCGCGCCAACGTGGCGGCACGATGCTGGTCGTCCAGGGCGACGGCAGCGTCTGCGAGGGTGTGGTCGAGCAGGATGCCGGTGTCGTTGATGCGTTGATCCAGGGCGTAGGCGTCCCACTCGGCTTCGGGAATCGGAAACGATGAGAGCCGGTCGTGGATCGCGAGTTCGACCTCGACGTCGCGCTGGTTGTAGTCGATGAACTGAGCCCAGCTGGTCGGGTCGCTGCTGGGCAGGTTACGGGTGCCGCCACCGTTGAGCACGCTGGGTGTGGCTGGCGTGCAGAATTGCTTGATCAGCCGCTTACCCGCCGTATCCTTCTGAACGTCAAGGTCAAGAGCCGCACCGACCGCATCCAAGCTCATCGGCAGACCGAGTTAAGCCGACCACACCATCGTGCAGCGCCACTGGCTCGGGTCAAGAAACCCGGCCGCCAACAGCTCGGGGTGATGACGCTGCAGCCACGCGGAGAGCGCGACCCGCTCGAAGGCGGCGTTATGCGCCCACTTGACCACGCCCGGGTCCACCAATGCTGCGAGCACCTCGTCGGGCAGCCCACCACCACTGGCGAGATCGACGACTTCCACCGGGCCGCCGTCGATCGAGTAGCCGAAGATGAGGAGGCGGAAGTCGGGGTGTTCGGCATACGGGTAGACGCCGGTTTTCGCTAGGGGTGCTGGGCTGAAGGTTTCAATATCGATAGCGATCTGGCGCATCAGGGCTCCTGGACAGTCGGGTAGGCGAAGGTGAGGGAGCCAACCGGTGTTTGGTGGCTCCCTCACTGCTGGGGTGCTACTTCGGGTCGAGGTTGTAGGTGGCGTTCATCCTGTCGAGCTCGGCCTTCTCCTTGGCGATCAGCTCATCGATGCGCTGACGTTCGCGGCGTTTGGCCCGCTTGTCCTTAATCCAGTAGTAGCCCCAGACCATCCAGAACGGGATCAGGACGTAGACCCACACGGCGAGGGTGATGGCGTTGAAACAGTCACTCATGATTCAGCCTCCTTAGTTGAGGAAGTCGTCGGCCGGCGCGCCGAAGTCGGACTCAGCGGAGACGCGGCCTGCGCCAAGGGGTTCACCGTCGCGGATCTTCTGAATGTTGCCCAGCCCGCACGCCACACCCTTGTTCCCGTTCGTGTTGAACGCGTAGAACGACAGGGAGACGCGGGCGTAGCAACCCGAGTACACCTCGGAACGGTCAAGGATCGGAGAGACGTTCTCGTCCACAACCTGCGGCGGAGTGAGGCTGTTGGCGTTGACGAAGAAGCTGTTTGCGTAGGCTTCGTCGTCACGCTCGGTATCCCCGTCACGCAGCGGCAGCTTCAGAGCCGCCTTGTTGGGGCGCTTGCCTCCGAACTTGGCCGTACCAGCGTCGATCGCCGCGTCGATGGCCTTCTCGATAGCTGTGATGGTGGTGGTGTCGGCCTTCGGGATGATCAGCGACACGGAGTACTTGGGCTTGCCGCCCTGGATGGAGTTCGGCTCCCACACGTGAGCGTAGGAGAGGCGGACTTCGCCGGTGACGACGCGGGTGGGGTTGTTGGTTGACAAGGTTGTTACCTGCTTTCTGTTTTCGTGAATTCGGTTTGTGCGCTGTGGATTTCCAGCGCGGGTCGTTTGTCGGTGTCAGACACGAGCGTCGGCTTACCCACGGGCTTGACCACGAGGTCGCCGAGCACCTCGTTGAAGGTCTTCTTGTCCATGAGCCGTTCCATCGCAGTGAGCGTGATGAGTCTGCGGTCGTAGATGTCGGCGTACCCGGCAGCTTCAGCCGCTTCGGCGACGGCGTTCTCCTCCGTGTACTTGCGGACAGACCGTCCGGCGACGAGCTTGAAACCATCCCAGTGCTTGCCCTGGTTCACCGCCTGCGAGAGCGCGTAGGCCTCCACATCCGCAGCCCACGTTTTGAGCTGTGGAATCCTTGTCAGCACGTCCGCAATCTCGCTGCCGGACAGCTCGGCCGGTGGGGCGAACTCGTGCTGGGCGAGCGCGAGGTTGGCTTCGGCGCGTGCTCGGCACGTCGGTGCGATGCGGCAGAACTGGCACCACGAGCCGGGACAGAACTCGCCCCCGCCCGCCGCAGCCAACTCGGCCTTCGGCTTCACCTCGGTCTCAGCCCATGCGAGGAGGTCGGCGACGCTGGTTTCCCAAGTGTCAACGTTGCCCCGCCGGGGCTGGTAGATCGTCACCGCAACATCGGTGATGTCATACAAGTCCCCGAAAGCGTGGACGGCTCCGAGCGCGTACAACATGAGCTGCGGGTTGTGTGCGGCCTCGACGAGGATGCCCTGCCCGTACTTGAGATCGATGATCTGCAGCTTGGGTTCGGCGATGATCACGCAGTCGCCGGTACCGAAACCGCCCGGCACGACGTGGGAGAAGTCGAGGCGCTGCTCGATCAGCACCTGCGGATCACCACAGGCCTCCCGTGCCAGTGAGATGTGTTCCTGGACGAAGGCGACGTAGTCGTCGGTCAGGTCCTCCATCTCGGTATCGATCCAGCCGGACTCGGGCTTGAAAGTCGGCGCGTCGTTCAGGGCACGCCGGAGCTTCCACTCCGCCAGGGCGTGTGCGACGGTGCCCTGCTCGGCCGCCGCCGACGTCGAGTCCGGCTCACGGGATTCCAGCACCGCGCTGGGTGGGCAGTTCAGCCACCGGTGCGCGCCCGACGCCGAGAGCAGCGCATGCTGGTCAGGCATCGGACAGCTCCTTCGCCTTGGCCAGCAGCCACCCGTACTTCGTCGGGTCAACCGCCGACAGCTTGTCCGCGCCGGTGGCGACGATCAGCTCACGCACCTGCTCGGTCATGCCTTGGCTGGAGAGCCCGGCGAGCACTCCACGCACCTGCGCCAGCGACACCGGCTCCGGCTCAGGTGCCGGTTCGGGTGCCTGTCGGTGGGCGGCCTCGTACTCAGCGGCGGCCTGCTCCAGGTCGGGTTGTGCGAGCCCGGCGGCGGCGATCGGACGAGCGCCGGGCATCCCGGCGTGATCCTCGAACCCCTCCCACGCGGTCTCCTCAATTGCGGCGGCGAGCATGGTGACACCTGCCGCGTCGGCCAGCGCCATCAGGTCGTCGTCGGTGTCGGCGACACGCACCTCGACGGTGGAGGCTTCGGAGCCGGGCAGGAGCACGGCCATGCGGTGCTGGGGTCGGCTGGTGCCGAAGATCGCGCGCAGCATCCGCCTGCTGGGGCGGATTTCTTTTGCAGCGAGTGCGGCAGCCGGGCTGGGATGCTTGGCGATCTTGATCTTGAGCTTGGTGGGCATCCGGGTTTCCTTCCATGTGAGTGGTGGTACGCCCCATCACCGGGCTGGTGAAGGGAGTGCCTTGCATCTGTCAGGCATGGGACGCACCGAAACCGGACGGCCTACGACTCGGTGAGTGTTTTGCGCAGTTGGGCCAGACCGCGCGAGACGGCTTTCCGCACCGCATCGGCACTGGTCGGCTGGCCTGCGCCGGTCTTGTCGGCGGCGATCTCGGTGAACCGGTCGCCGTGGAGCACATGCAGCTCGATGTACTCGCGCTGCGTCGCAGTCAGCGGACTCAGCAGTTCGACCACCGCGAGGTTGGCCTCGACCTGCTCGGTGAAGTCCGGATCGTCCGAGGCGAAGTAATCCGCGCCCAGCCCGCCACGCTCGTCGTCATCACCGTGGCCGGGTTGGTCGACGGAGATGTCGGAGCGGCGGCGATTGTCCAGCTCGCGGTACTCGGCGTACACGTCGTCGAGGTAGGCGCGAGCCCACTTCGGACGCGAAGCCGGGTCGCGCAGCTGGGCACGCAGTTCTTCGCTGTCGGGCAGGTCAGGGACGGGTAGGTCGATGGTGTTGCCCCTGGGGGTCAGGTACGGGACAGTGAATTGTCTGTTGAATGCCACGTGAGGGCTTCCCTTCTTGCGAAGGGAGACCCCGTTGAGGGCAACCGACGAGAGACCGTGGTGTTGAGCGGAAACAGTGACGGGCACCAACCCGACCCGGGGGTGAACCCGGGTACAGGTGGTGCCCGTCAAGCGCTCAACGGAGGTCTCCCGAATACGGTTGAAAAACGCATGCGGGTGTAGGAGGAAGGCGGCCGGCCGGTGACCGGTACGGCTTTGACCGCCACAGCGGTTGGGCTGTCCTGCCGGATGACGTCTGGCCAGCAGGACAGCCGTGAGGGCTACTTGCCCTTACGCGGCTTGGCCTGAGCCAGCGCCGAGGCTGCGACCGACTTCGTCTTGGCCGAGGTGCGACCGTCGCGCAGCAGTGCGGACGCCTTCTTGGCGACCGGTCGAGACGTCTGCTTCGTGTTTCGTGTATCCATGTCCCTGTTCACCTCCTGCCTCAGCTCGCTCCGACACGGTTACGCGTTCATGAAGATGAACGCGACAAGAGTGAAGCGGCCTTGTAAGATCGAAGGAACACAGGTTCGCTGTTCGCCCTTGTGGTTCTAGGTTCCCCGATGACGGTTTTCTGATCGGCTGGGAAGCGATGGGCAGCGATGGGTCGCGATGGAGAGGCGGTGCGGTGGATTACAAGTCGAGCTTCCACGCCGTCTTGGCGACGGTGCGCCCGCTGATGAAAGGCACCCGTAACCTTGGCGAGTTCACCGCAGGTCTCATCGACATGGGACTCGTGCCTCGCGGAACCGTCTACGGCGAGAAGACCGCGCTTGAGATGCGCAAGTCGGCGACGTGGAAGGGGTACGCCAACGGGTCTGACCAGCTGCCTACTGTGTTAGCGAGCGAGCTGGCTGGGCGATGGGATCAGTTTCGGTTCGCCAGCAACGTCTCCCAGGCATACGAGGAGTCGGCACTCAATGACCTAGCCGACCGGCTCCACGACCTTGACGAGTCGATCAACAAGGGCAATGTCACCGAAGGTCTAGGCCAGCTGTTCTACAAGGTGTTCACCGAAGCTGCCGGTGAGACCGCTGCCGTAACGGAGCCCTTGACTTTGGCAGACAAGGCCGACCGATCTGGCATCCCGTACATTGACGAGAAGACGAATCGCCTCAGGCTTGGCGACCGCTCGGTCGCGTTACCGCCGAAGCATCCCACACCGGACACAGTTCAGCCTGCTGAGCTGGGGTATGTTTCGGCGCTCCTGGCCGCGCATTGCGAAGACAAAGCCCGTACCGGCGTTGAGGTGCAGCTGGACGACATCCCGTCGCGTCTGGTTCAACACTTCCAAGAACAGCGCAAAGCGTTCTACCGTGCCGAATGGGTACGAGAAACATCGTGGAACTGCATCCACGATGGGCGGCCATTGTTTGACGAGTTCTTGGAAACGATGCACGCGGGAGTCTCCGACACCAACTTGCGTCAGTACCCCAACGGACTCGAACGCCTCCTCGCGACACTGGCTCAAGCAGCCGCAGTCCAACTCGACGGTGTCCGGCTCGACCAGATCATTGACCTGATCGACGTGTGGAGCCGGAAAGGTTCCTGCCACGAACTCGTCGCCCGGAACCGGCTGGGATGGGTAGATTGATGCGCGCCACGTCCCTAGACACAAGTTTCGAAGCTGAACTGCGCGGGCTCATCTTGCTGTTCCTGCTCGGAGATGCAGCGGATGCCGACTACCTGGGTGCCCTAGACACCATCACCGTCAACGCCCACACCTTCGGGGTCGGGGCAGAGAACCTCAACGGCACCCACCGACTGGCCAGCGGGGAACTCCACACGCGCACAGTCCTGATGACCCAAGCTCTCCAGCATTTGGCGATCCAAGGATTCGTGACACTACAGCCAGATCGTTCTCCGGCGGCCTTCACGATTACCGCTGAGGGTGAATCAGTCGTCAACCATTTCCGCTCCCGATACGCCGGTCAGTTGTTCGACACCGCGTTGGAGACGATCGAGCGGGTTGGCGACCTGAGCACGAGCGAGCTGGCTCAGATCATCAGGTCAGCGACCCCGGAAGGAGAAACGCGATGACACCAGGCTTCTGGATCAGCAGCATCACCGTGGCCGGGCACCCCACTCGGCGGGACTCCAGCGTCGGTTTCGAATCTGGACTCAACGTCATCTACGGACCGTCTAACTCCGGCAAGTCCTGGGTGCTTCAGTGCATCGACTACGTGTTCGGGCTGAAAGCCGACGAGTTCGTCCTCGACGAAAACTCCGGCTACACCGAGGTGCGTATGGGGGTGCGCACCGCGCAGGGCTCACTCACGTTATCGCGCCCCATCGGTGAGGGAGCCAATAACATCGAGGTCTCCAGCACAGACCCACGAATTGAGTCTGGAACCTACAAACGTCAATCGTCTGGCCGTTCCCCGCTACTCAGCTCGGTGTGGCTCAAACTCATCGGCTACGACGCCCCTGAAAACCTGAAAATCATCAAGAATCAAAACCTTGAAACCCAGGCGTTGACGTGGCGCACCTTCTGGCATGCGCTGTACGCGGATGAAGACCGGATCAGCACCAAGAAACCAATCCTTCTCCCTCTTCAGACCACCGCACAGCCCGCGTTCAAATGCGCCCTAGCGTCACTGATCACCGGCAAGGACTATGCCGCCTACGCTCGTGATGAGTCTGTCGAAACGAGGAAATTGCGTAACAACGCGATCATCGACTACCTCGAGCCGCTACCCAAACAGCTTGAAGAACGAATCGAGTTGATCGACAAAGCACTCGGTAGCAGCGACCCAGCAGAGATCCAGCAGCGCATCGATGAGCTGATCGCAGAACTGGAACGTGTCCAGCAACGCATCACACACGCCACCGTGCAGGGGCAAGACGTCATCGCACGCCTCCAACAGGTGCGTGACTCGCTGGCGGAATCCCGCAGTCTGCGGAACCGATACGAGGAACTTGCCGCCTCCTACCGTGCCCGCATCGAGCGGTTCGATTTCGTCGAGGAAGGCCACGCCCTCACCGCACACAGGGAACCGGCAACAACCTGCCCCGTATGCACGCAGGCACTACCACCGGAAGCGCGATCCGCAGTTCCAGAGCCCGATCTGCGTGAACGCCACGACCTAGCTGCCCGACTCAACGATCTTCGTCAAACGATCCATCAGATGGATCTTGAACAGGCACCACTGCAAGAACAAGAGCAGGATCTCGCCGCAGAAACCGAGCGCATCGCCCGGCGCATCAGCGGCGAGTTAGAGCCGCAACTGCAAGCCCTCTCGACTTCGCTTGCCAGCCACAACGCGATCATCGCCATGCAGGCAGAAAGAGAACAGCACCTCGAACGCAAACAAGCCATCGAAGACGAACTTGAAGAACGCAAGAATCGCACATTCCCCAAGGGCAACTTCAATCCGCTCGACGAATACCCGAAAACGTTCTGGCCGCAGATGGGCACCAACCTGCTCGACATCCTTGGAGCCTGCGCGTTCCCCAGACTCAAAGATGCCCGATTCTCGCGTGAACTGTTCGATGCTGTCATCAACGGCAAAACCAAAGCGGAGGAAGGGCAGGGCTACCGGTCGTTCGTCAACACCGCTGTCATGCTCGCCCTCCGGGAATACCTCGCCTCCGAGGACGCCACACACAACCCCGGCCTGCTCATCATCGACACCCCACTACTGGGGCTCGACGATCCACAGCTCGACCCCGAGCTTCAAGAAGCCCGTGAAACCATCCCCGCTGCCCTCTACGACTACCTCGCCCTCGAACAAGACGGCGGTCAGATGATCATCGCTGACAACACCAAGTTCATGCCCGACATAGAACCACTAAAGGACCGATGCAAACTCATCGTATTCACGAAACGCGAAGGAGAAGGACGCTACGGCTTCCTGCTCGATGCCCAGGACGAAGACCTGATCGATCTGGAGGAAACAGATGACAACTAACCGCGCCTTCAGCTACAAGCCCCTCTGGAAACTCCTCATCGACCGCGACATGAACAAAATCCAACTTCAAGAACGTGCAGGCATCAGTCCAGCCACCCTGTCCAAACTCGGACGCGGCGGCAACGTCACCACCGACGTCCTTGCCCGCATCTGCGAAGCACTCGACTGTGACATCGCCGACATCTGCGAGGTCGTCCCCACCGACCTGAAGGGAGAGACCGACTAGATGACCGCTCAACGCCTGCAGCTCACCTGGTACAACAAGGACAAGGCTCTCATCCCCACTGAGACCGGCAAGTACGGCTACACGTGGGTTGACCCCTCTGATCCGCGCTACTGCGAAACCCACACCCTCGTGCTGGACGACTATGTGCAAGGCAGCCAGATACCGAAGTCTGACGAGTTCGCCTACTCCGAGCGCGCTGACCTGGAGCCCCAGGATGACAACCTGCTGATCTTGGGTGAATCGGGCGATGTCCTCGAAGCCCTCACCCGCGTGCCCGAGCTTGCCGAGAAGTACGTCGGCAAGGTGAAACTGATCTACATCGATCCGCCGTTTAACACCGCGCAGACATTCGCTTCGTACGAGGACAACCTAGAGCACTCCATCTGGCTGACCATGATGCGCGACCGACTGCACCACATGAAGAAGCTGCTTGCCGACGACGGCTCCATCTGGGTTCACCTTGACTACGCGGAGAACCACCGTATGCGACTGCTGCTGGATGAGGTCTTCGGTTGCTCAAACTTCATTGCCGAGTTCGTGTGGCAGAAAGCAGACTCGCCGCGAGGTGACGCTCAACGTGTTTCGGTGGATCAAGATGTGATCCTTTGCTATGCCGCGAGTGGAAGCACAGTCATGAATCGTATGGAAAGGACTGCCGCAGATAACGCCCGCTTCAGTAATCCTGACGGCGACTCTAAAGGTGTTTGGTTCAGTGATAACCGCTCCGCGCCCACAAACGTTATGTCTTGGCAGCACCCTAGCACCTTTGCAATTCAGCACCCAATCAGTGGCGAGATGATCTACCCGGCCAAGGGTGGATGCTGGCGTTTTGGTAGAGAACGTCTCCTTGAGTCATTGAACGAGTACGCGGAGTATGCAAGCGGTGATGTAGACATTGCGGCTCGGGTTGCAAACACATCGCTTCGGTCAGATCAGGTTCGTTCAGACATTCCTGACCTGGTATTGGTCGACCCCGCTTCAGCGGCTCAATGTGCTCGCACAAGAATTGATGATGGAAATTGGCCAGAATTCTTCGTGACTGCAACCAGCTTCGGCAGAAAGTCCTATCCTCCTAATGAAGGTCAGCCTGCCCGTTCATGGTGGCCTAATGATCAGGTGGGACACAATCGCGAAGCTAAGTCAGAAATAAAGGCTCTCTTTTCCGGTGCGACGCCTTTCTCTACCCCCAAGCCTGAACGTCTCCTCGAACGCATCATTCATATCGGGTCGAACCCGGGCGACATTGTGCTGGATGTGTTCGCTGGGTCGGGGACGACGGCAGCCGTCGCGCAGAAGATGGGGCGGCGTTGGGTGACGTGCGAATTGCTGGAGTCGACGTTCACAACGTTTACGCGTCCCCGTCTGGAGAAGGTGCTCAACGATCAAGACCCGGGCGGGATCACTCGGACTAAGGGCGAACGAGTCGACGCTACGGAAGACGGGCTGCCTGATGGTGTCTCGCCGGAGGACGCCGCGAAATTCACGAGCGTGCTCAACAAGCTGATCAAGGACGACCCGAAATTGAAGAAAAGCATCGAGGTGAAGACACTGAAGGCTGCCTCGAAGACCAGACGCACGAAGGAAGTAGTGAACTGGCGTGGTGGCGGCGGCTTCCAGGTCGCCCATCTGTCGCCTGCGTGTTTCGACTACGCCCCTGAACTGGACCGGGTGATGCTAACTGCGGCCGCGACCGGACAGACTCTGATCGAGTCGGTGACTGCCAACCTCGGGTTCACACTGTTGCACCCGGATGATGACTATATTTTTGATGCCCGCCGTGGCAATGCCTTGTTGAAGGTGGTGGAGGGTGTGGCCACGACCGAGATCGTTGACTGGCTTGCTTCCCAAATCCAGCCCGGCGAGACAATCGTGCTGGCCGCCACCACGGTGATGGACGGCGTGCGCCAGCATCTGCGCAAACTGGTGAAGGGGTCGCGGGTGGTCGCATTGCCCGATGATGTGTTTCGGTACAGCGAAGGTGGTGACCAGTGATGGCGAACAGGCTCAACATCAGTTTTGACTCCGACATGCTGGAGTCGATCAGTGCCGAGTTCGACCTGCGTGCTCCGAACAAGGAAGCACTGCGCCAGCTGGTCTTCACTCTCGACGGTGACTATGACCCGACCGTGATGCAGGTGCTCAACCTCGCTACGGGCGTGGGCAAGACCTACTTGATGGCGGCGTTTGTGGAGTATCTGCGCCGCCAAGGTGTTGGCAACGTGGTGATTGTGACGCCTGGTAAGACGGTGCAGAACTTCACGCCTGGTTCGTCGCGCTACATTACTGGTTCGGCGCTTCCGCCGGAGGTGGTGACTCCGCAGGATTATTCGGCGTGGATCGCGCGTCAAAACGGCCCGGTGCAACTCGCGTTCGGGCGAGAGACTCCGATGTTGGCATTCATTTTCAATATTCAGCAGTTGATTGCCCCTAAGTCTGATGAGGGTGACACTTTGGGTGGTACGCAGGATGCGATGCGGCGTAAGCCTCGCCGTTTCGATGAGAACGCCGGGGTGCTTTTCGATTATTTGAAGGGTCTTGATGATCTGGTCGTGATCGCTGACGAGTCCCACCTGTACGGGTCGAGTGCGGTGGCGTTCAATGCGGCTTTAAGAGAACTGGATCCGGGGCGGCGATTGGGCTTACTGCTTCGGTGGATAAGAAAACCGATCACGTGATCTATGAGTATCCGCTGTATCGGGCGATCCAGGACAAATACGTCAAAGCCCCGGTGTTGGCTTTCCGTAAGAGTGGGTATGGCACGGACGAGGCCTCTGAGGAACAGCAGTTGCGGGATGCTTTGCAGCTGCGGGCGATCAAACAAGCCCACTATGATGCTTATGCCGCCAGTGAAAACCGTGCTCACGTTAACGCCGTGGTGTTCGTCGTGTGTTCGGACGTGGAACACGCTACCCAAGTAGCGGAGCTTTTGCGTACCCCGGAATATCTCGGGCGTGACGAGGCAGTGTTGCAGGTGGACTCCAAACATGAGGACGAGCTGACGCAGCGCCGCTTGAACGAGCTGGACCTGCCCGGCTCGCCCGTGTTGGCGGTGGTGAGCGTGAACAAGCTCAAGGAAGGCTGGGATGTCAAGAACATCGCGGTCGTCGTGACGTTGCGGGCGATGGCTTCTGAGGTGCTCACTCAGCAGACGATGGGGCGCGGGCTGCGGCTGCCGTTCGGCCGGTATACGGGTGTGTGGCAGATCGACCAGCTCGACATCATCGCCCACCAATCCTTCACCGAGCTGCTCAACGCCGAGAACGTGCTGCAGCAGTTCGGCCTGGACGAAGCCATCGCCGAGCCCGACAAAGCCAAGGTAGAAGAGGCGATCCGTAAAGCCGCCGAAGAGTCCGGCACGGGTACAGGTACGCCCACGACCGGCGGTGACCAACCAACGACGACAACCGGTTCTGAACCGGGCACCGGTGTCAGTGGTGAGGTCGCCGGTGGTGTGGCTCCGCAGCCGGGCACCGTTCCCGTCGGCGGCAGTGATTCCCCGGGTGCGGGTTTGCCCGGTATCGGGGTTCGCACCATCACCGAACAGGAGGATCAGCCCACCTGGGAGTTGGTTTCGATCGGACGGAACCCGAGCTTTGCTGACGTGTCCTACCGATTCCCGGTGACGACGATGACTGTGCAGCAGCCGCCCATTGACCTGTCAGAAATCAGTGACGCCGAGATTGAGCAAGCGGCGCGTCGGGTCACCTCTGCTGGGGACGTGCTGCTGCGCAAAGAGATCATCGCCGCCCTAGGCAAGAAACTCCGGGCAGAGGATCGAGAAAGCGCCGAAGTCGACTCCGTCCACGTCGACGACGCCGACGCCGAGGAGGCGCTGGTCAAACTAGTGATCAACATGTCGCTGGTGCCCAAAACCGAACAGACCGCCCGCTACGTCGCCACGTTCCTGGTGCCGAAGTTCATGCGCACCGTGACGTTCACCGGCTGGACCGTCAAATCCCTCGACTCCGCCCGCGCCGAACTCCTAGCGCTGATCAAGAACTACACAACCGAGACACTGCGAGCCACCCGCGAGGTGCCGACCATACACCCCAAGTCGATGCCAGGCACCGGCTACACGCTCCCGTTGGGTGAGAAGGTGCATGACCAGATCGAGAGTCGTGACCAGTTCGTGCGAGGCCGGGTCTACGGCGGCTGGTTCAAGTCGCTATTCGCCGAGGAGTCCTTCGACTCCTTCACCGGCGAATACCAGCTTGCTCGCCTGCTCAACACGTCGCCGGGGATCGTGTGGTGGCATCGCCTGCATCCGCAAGACCAGGCATTCGTGTACTACAACGCGAAAGACCGCTACTTCCCCGACTTCGTAGCCTTGGACACCAACGGGGTGCATTGGATCATCGAAGGCAAGGACGAGCGCGGCCGCGATGACGCCAGGGTGCAGGCCAAGCGTAAGGCTGCCGAGGCGTTGGTGCGCCGGTTGGTGGCTGAGGATGCCTACGCCGGTCAGCACTGGGGCTATCTGATCGCCTACGAGCAAGACACCGCCCGTGCCGACTCGTGGGAAGACCTGAAAGCCTTCGCCAGCCCGGTCAGCAACGCCCTGTAGCTGCGAGTTCGCCTGGGCGCATCACGGGGCTCCAGCGTTGCGGGAGGTCGAGGGTGACGGCCTCGCCGGTGATGAACACGAATCCGAGCCTGCCATCGGTGAGCATGCAGCCGCCCTCCAGCATGGCAAGGAAGTCCGGGATGTGGAGCGCAAGCTGGGTCGGCGATTCGGTCAGGAGCTTGTCGATCGCCGTGTGGAGCGTCGATGGGCGTCGCCGCGCACCCGTTGACTGCAGGCTGTCCACGGCCTGGTCAACCGCCGTGCTGTTGCGCCCAGCGAGCACCTGCAACGCCTCGGCCATCTTCACCAGCAGCACCTCCTGGTAGAGGTGGCTGGTGGTGCAGGTGCCGCGCTTGACGTAGTTCGTGGGGCACTCCCACACGTCGACCCGGTTCGGGGTACCGGAGTGCCAGGTCTTGTGGCCGAACGGCCGTCCGCAGTCGCCGCAGACGATCTTGCGGGACAGGCGCTTGCCGAAGGACTTGTAGCCGCGTGGGTCGACGCGGGTGCCCAGCCACGGCAACTCGCGGTCTGCAATGCCGAGAGCCTCGGCGGCGTGGCGTTGGGCGTGGAATGCGTCCATCCACTCGACGGTGTACCCGGCGGCGAGATTTTCGAGGAGGAAGCTGGTCAGCCGGTAGGTCAGTCGGGCTTGTACTGTTGCGAGTTCGGGGTATTGCATGGTGGGGGCTCCTGTCTTTGCGTCACGTACATACACGCTCTGATCAGGGCTAATAGCAAGTCGTAAACGGCGATACCTTTTAGCGCTTGCCGAACTATTTGGCGCTCCGTTGTCAGCCTCGACGCACGTGGTTCACGCCGCCCCACAGCGCCTCTCGGACAAGCCAGCCACCGGAGCCGATCCGTCCGAATATGCGGCTCGACGGTCAACACTAAGGCGCGTTTTACCTAGTGGGGAGCGGGTTTCGCCCCATCTGCGTCATCCGCGCACCACAAACCCCTGTATCCACTTCGATACAGTCTGCGAGCCGGCCCTGGGTTCAGGGGCGTTCACCATCGAGGCTACCCGTCAGCTCGCCGAGCAGTACCCCACCCGTCGGCAGGCCGAACTGGGCCGACGCATCGACCCGGAGGACTATCCGGCCCAGCTTCAGCCCACCAAGGCGTACATCGCTCTACACAACGTTTATGGGGTCGACCTTAACGCGACCGCGGTGGAGTTCGCCGAAATCATCCTGTGGCTCGACACCATGGCCAGCGGCCTCGACGCCCCCTGGTTCGGCCTGCACCTGCGCCGTGGAAACTCCCTCATTGGGACACGCCACGCCGTGTATACCCGCGACCAGCTCACCTCGAAGGCCTGGCCTGACCACCCCGCCAACTGATGTCCCTCTCACCGACCTGGCCACCCGACTGGACGACGACGCAGCGGACCCGACGCAGGCCGACGGCCGCATCCCGCACTTCCTCGTGCCCGCCGCCGGCTGGGGGTCGAGCGCCGACTCCAAGGAGGCCAAGACGCTGGTGCCGCAGCGTGTCAAAGACGTCAAGGACTGGCGCAAGCGGTTCCGACGCCGCCCCGGCCGCCACGACGTCACCACCCTCGTGGAACTCGGCCACCAGGTCGAGGACCTGTGGACGATGGCACTGCGTCGGCTCACCGTGGCCGAGCAGCAGACAAGCCGCGACATCGCCCTGTGGGGTCGCGACGAAGCCCCCTCGCATCGACAGGTCGTCACCCGGGAACAGGTGGAACAGTCCCTGGCCGACCCCGACGGCGCCTACCAGCGGCTACGGCTCGTCATGGACGCCTGGTGCGCCCTGTGGTTCTGGCCACTGACCACCCGAGTGGCCCCGCCGAGCTGGGCCGAGTGGATCGACGCCTGCACAATGCTGCTGGGCGGGCGTCTTAGCCGGGCCGATCGACGCCGCGACGCCCCCATGCTCGGGTCCGCCCAGATCTGGGAGGCGCTGGCCGCCCAGGAGGACCTGGCCCTCGCCAGTGCCGGCGCCGCGACCGTCGCGCAGACCCTCGACAAGCACCCGTGGCTGCAGGTGTGCCGCCAGGTCGCCCGGGAGCAGGGGTTCTTCCACTGGCAACTCGACTTTGCACCGGTCTTCGCCCGGGGCGGCTTCGACCTGCAGGTCGGGAATCCGCCGTGGGTGCGGCCCATCCTCGACATGGATGCCCTGCTCGCCGAGGGCGACCCGTGGTGGCAGTTGGCAGGGAAGTCTCCCGAGGACGTTCGCGAGCAGCGCCGCACGGTCACCCTCGCCCTGCCCGGTCTCGCCGACTCGGTGTGCCGAGGTATCACCGATGTATCCGGGACAGGCTCATTCGTCGGGCACGCCACGAACTATCCCATGCTCCAGGGCCTGCAACCCGACCTCTACCGGTGCTTCATGTGCCAGACATGGGCGCACACATCTTCACGGGGCACCATCGGGCTCGTACACCCCGAGACCCACTTCACCGACGAGAAGGCCGGGCACCTGCGCGAAGAGACCTACCCGCGGCTGCGTCGGCACTGGCAGTTCGTCAATGAACTCAAGCTCTTCGACGAGGTGCATGATCTGGTCACCTACGGGGTCCACGTCTACGGCTCGCCCGCGCAACCGCACTTCCTTCAGGCAAGCGCCCTCTACCATCCCGACACGGTCGTGGGCTCGCTGCGCCACGACGGGTCGGGTGGGGCACCCGGATTCAAGGTCGACGGGCACTGGGATCAGCGTCCGCACGCACAGCGCATCGAGACGGTCACCGACGAGACCCTCGCGACGTGGCGAGACATCCTCGATCCCAACCTTGAGGCGCCGCGGCGGACGCGGATGCTCTACACGGTCAACCGGGACGTGGCGGAGACCCTCCAACAATTGTCCAAAGCACCCCGGCTTGGGTCCCTCAGCCTCCGGTTCTCTCCCGGATGGCACGAAAAGAACGACCGCACCAAGGGCTACTTCATCCAGCAGTGGGGAACCCCCGATTCCTGGAACGACGTCATCCTCCAAGGCCCGCACCTTCACGTGGCGACGCCCTTCTACAAGTCGCCAAACCCGACCATGAAGCACAACCAGGACTGGTCTGTGGTCGACCTGGAGACGCTTCCTCCCGACGCCATTCCTGTCACCTCGTACAAACCGGCGGGAGACCGTGCCTGGTATGACGCCGACTACACCCATTGGGACGGCGACCCGGCCCGTGACCACTACCGTCTGGCGTGGCGCGCGATGGCAGCCAACACTGGTGAGCGCACCCTCATCCCAGCCATCATTCCGCCTGGCACAGCACACCCTAATGGAGTGTTCTGCGTGGGAGGTGCTGACAATCGGATTCTCACCGCTTGCGCAGGGTTCGCATCAAGTCTTCTCCTCGACTTCTCTGTTCGTGCCGCCCCCAAGAGCGGCATCTACCAAGCTGTGTTCGACCGGCTTCCTGCACCTTGCCAACGCCATCCACTGCTGCCAGCACTTCTCCTGCGCACCCTCCGCCTCAACTGCCTTACCGACGCCTACGCCGATTTGTGGGCCGAGTGCTTCGACCCCAGCTTCACGTCGGACTCATGGACCATCCCCGACCGTGCCACGACTCCCTTGGGGGATGTCGGCCCCACATGGACGTCGCAGACCCCGCTGCGTAGGGCTGTCGACCGGCGTCAGGCCCTCGTCGAGATCGACGCCCTCGTGGCTCTCATGCTTGGCATCACCGCCGACCAGTTGTGCACCGTGTACCGCACCCAGTTCGCAGTCCTGTACGGCTACGACCATGACCAGTACTTCTACGACGCCCACGGGCGCCTCGTCCCGAACCAGGTGCTCAAGGTGCGGCGGAAAAAAGGCGAGGCCATCACCGAGGCCGAGCGCACTGCCACCACCTACCGCTACGACCTACCCTTCCACACCTATGACCGCGAACTCGATATGCACATCGCCTACGTTGAGTTCGAGCGTCGACTGGAGACCCGAGGAACCGATTCATGAGTGAACTCGTCCCCCCGAAGCAGGCGGCCAAGCTCCAGAACGCCCTACTGGACTACCTCACGACAACCTTTGCCCTGTCCGACGCCGATGCCCAACGCGCCCTCGATGAGTTCTTGCGCGACCCTGATGAGGGCATCTTTAAAGGGCCTTACCTGCGTACCCGGATGCCCTTCGCACCGGCCCCAAGGTACTCCGCCGACGAACTCGAGTGGATGCCCGAAAACTTCACCCCGTACGGACACCAGGCCAGAGCCTTCACCCGCCTCAACTCCGCGCTAGGACGCCCGCGACCGACTCTCGTCACCACCGGCACCGGTTCAGGCAAAACCGAAGCCTTCCTGCTGCCGATCCTCGACCACGTTATCCGAGCCCGCCGCAACGGAGTCACCGGCGTTAAAGGGCTCATCCTCTACCCTATGAATGCCTTGGCCAACGACCAGGCTCAGCGTCTCGCCCACCTCATCTCGACTGACAAGCAGCTGGCCGAGGTCACCGCCGCGATCTACACCGGTGAGAACGGAGCAACCCGCACCATCGTCAGCAAGGACGGTCTCATCACCGATCGCACCGTCATCCGCGACGACGCCCCCGACATCCTGCTCACCAACTATAAAATGCTCGACCAGCTCCTGCTGCGTCACGAGGACCAGCACATCTGGCAGCAGTCGGCCGAGTCACTGCAATACCTCGTCCTGGACGAGTTCCACACCTACGACGGCGCCCAGGGTACCGACGTCGCCATGTTGCTGCGTCGGCTCGGCCTAGCCCTAAAGTCGTACTGGCCAGAGCGCGGTAGCAAGGCTGACACGCACACCACCGAGGAGTGGGACCGTCCACTTGGCAAGATCACCCCCGTCGGCACCTCAGCGACCCTGGGCACCACTCCTGACATCTCTAAAACCGCGAACCAGAGCTCCTCCGGGGAGCGTTCCGGCGATATGGCCGCCTTCGCCACTACGGTCTTCGGTGAACCCTTTGATACCAGCTGCGTCGTCACCGAGTTCCGCAAAACCATCGACGAGTGGGCCGGTGACGCACAGAAGCGCCTATGGGATCGAGAAATCGAACCACGCACCATCAACGCCCTCATCGTTAACGACCTCGTCAACGCCGTCACCCACCGCCCCTCCGATGAGGTGTGCGCGACCCTGCTCACCAGTCTGTACGAGGGAGCCGAGGGCTTGACCGACCGCGATGACCTCGTCCTACTCGCCAAAGGCCACCCCTTCATCCGGCAATTCTTGGAAGCCACCACCGAGGCCATCCATGTCCGCGACCTCGCTGACCGGCTGCTCCCGGGAGCCTCACACGAAAACGACCCACGCGTCACCTTCCTGCTGGAGCTACTGGGAGCCCTCGGACACCTGCGTGCATTGCCCGACCGTGACATGCCGAGCACCGAAACCCACCTGTGGATTCGCGAGCTGAGCCGCATCGACCGCGACGTGTCGACTGCCACCCACTTTCGTTGGAGCGACGACGGCACCGTGCTAGGTCAGACGACCGACGATGGCACCGAGCCTGAGGTTGTTGCCCTGCCAGCGGTCTACTGCCGTCGTTGCGGCCGCAGCGGATGGGGAGTCCAGCTCGCCAGCACCGGCAATAACCTCAGCGAGAACAACGACAGCATCCGACGGACCCACGCGGCACACGACGGTCGCTTCCGAGCCTTGCTTTCGGCCCCTCGAGAGGGAGCCAGCGCGGTCGACACCGGCGAGGCGACAGCTTCCTTACGCTGGTTCGACACCGTCAACAGGTGTCTAGATCACCACATCCCCGACGCCGACAGCCCCAAGTACCGCAACGGCGTCCTACTACCCGTCCTCACCCAGGTGGGCAACGACGCCGACGAAGACGCCAAAGACGACGTCTGCCCGAGCTGCGGCGCCAAGGACGCCATCCGCTTCCAAGGAGCGGCCATCGCAACCCTGTTGTCGGTATGCCTGTCTACCCTGTTCGGCAGCGATGACTTTGATGAGAAGAAGGCACTCGTCTTTACCGACTCGGTCCAGGACGCCGCCCACCGCGCTGGATTCATCTCGTCGCGCTCCCACGCCCTGACCCTGCGCACCATTCTCCGCGGTGCCATCGGTGAAGAGTACGCCACAATTCCCCAGCTGATCCAGGGCGTGCTGGACCAAGCTGGCGACGATCAGTTCAAGCGCTACCGGCTGTTGCCCACCGAACTCGCCGAACAGAAGAATTTCAGGGACTTCTGGCGCTCAGCCCGCTACCGGAAGGTTCCGAAGAAGACTCTCAGCCAAGTCCGTAACCGCGTCGCCTTCGACGCTATCCTCGAGCTTGGCCTGCAGAGCCGGTACGGGCGTACCCTGGAACAGACCGGTTCGATCTGCGTCGAGGTGAACGCCGGAACCCCCGCCCAAATGGCTGCCATCGGTCGCAGCGCCCTGGGACACAGCGAGGACGACTTAGTCGCTACCCTGGCAAGCCTCACCGACGACCAGGTGGTGTCCTGGGTCCGTGGGATTCTCGAGCGCATCCGCATCCAGGGTGGTATCAACCATCCGTGGCTGCACACCTACCTGGAAGACGACGGTGCGCGGTGGCACCTGTGGGGAGGCCGCAAAGAACCCGGGATGCCCGCCTTCCCGTACACCCGTTCCGCCCCAGCTTTCCCACGCGTCGGTGGCCAGCACGTCCAGCACCAGCAGCTCGACAATGTCACCGACGGCCAGAGTTGGTACGCCCGGTGGACTGGACGGGTTCTTGGCGTGTCTGCTGGTCATGGGGCCCGGTTGGTGAGGTCGCTGCTGGAGTGCCTGCACCGCGGCAGCGTCCTGGAAGGGACAGCGACCAAGGCGCAGGCGACCGTCTACGCGATACCCAACGAGAGGATCATGGTGCGGGCGACCCGCGACGAAGAATTGCGCGACTCCACCATCTTACTGCGCTGCGACCTGTGTCAGGCGGTACATCCGGGCAGCCCCGCCACCGTGCGTCAGCTCACAGACGCGCCGTGTCTCAACGGGAATTGCAGCGGGCACTTGACCCCCGCGCCGATGGCGCCGGACAACTTTTATCGCACCTTCTACAGTGCTGGGGACCCGCGCCGCATCGTCGCCCGCGAGCATACCTCGATGCTCACGGACAAGCGACGGCTGAAGTACGAGAATGGATTCAAGGACGGCTCAGAGGACCCCTCGGCTCCAAACGTCCTCGTCGCCACGCCCACCCTTGAGATGGGTATCGACATCGGTGACCTATCAACGGTGTTTTTGTCGTCGCTGCCGCATAGCGTCGCCAACTACGTTCAGCGGGTTGGCCGAGCTGGCCGAGCGACGGGGAGCGCCCTCGACGTCACCATGGTCAGGGGTCGTGGCGAGCACCTCCCCCGGCTGGGCGACCCCGCGTCGATGATCAACGGCCAGGTTCGTCCTCCGGCCACTTACCTCAGCGCCGTGGAGATACTGCGGCGACAATACTTGGCGCACTTGGGCGACGAGCTGGCTCGCGATCCCGACGCTGCCCATCCGCTTACCTCAAGTGCCGCCATGAACGGGGGGAACGGTGGCTTCCTGGCCTGCCTCGTCGACTATGCCGAGGCCCACGCCGACGAGCACCTGGACCGCTTCTTGTCCACTTTTGCGTCCCTGCGCACCGACTCCATCGAGAACATTCGTACCTGGGCCTGCCCGGCCAATGGCCCTCGCACCAGCGGGCTCGCCCAGCAGGTGTTCGCCGCTGCCGGCCGATGGTCGCGCACCCTAGAGGAACTGAGGCATCGACGCGAGACCATTAAGGCGAGCCTGCCCGAACTCCTTCAGAAAGCGAACATCCCCAACGCTGGAAACGACGACATCCAAGCGGCCAAGGAGGCCGAGACGACGATCGAGTGGATCGGAAAGCTCCTTGGCAAGGCAAACCAGGCGTACTGGATCGCGACCCTCGAAGAGTACGGACTCTTCCCCAACTACACCCTCGTCGACGACTCCGTGAAACTCCACGTGAATCTGAGTTGGTACGACCCAGACAAAGAGAAATACCGGAGCAAGGCGTCCTCCTTCTCGCGTGGAAGTGCCGCAGCCCTGCGAGATTTCGCTCCCGGAGCCACCTTCTATGCCATGGGCCACGCCATTACTATTGACGCAATCGATTTCGGTCGTGATGGTGACTCCATCCGCACCTGGGCGGTCTGCCCCACCTGCGGATACATCGTCGATCTAGAGCTCGCAGGGAACGCCCCGGCGCAGTGCCCGCGATGCCATCGCCAAGGTATTAGCGACATCGGGCAGCACCTCAAAGTCGTCGAACTGACACGCGCCTCGGCAGCCATCAAGCGCGACGAGTCACGCATCGACGACACCCATGAAGAACGCACCCAGGCGAGCTTCGCTGTCGCACCGGCAGCCGACATCGACCCCTCACATATCCGCAACGAGTGGTACGTGCAGCACACCGAGTTTGGCGCTCAATATCTCGACCGAATGGACCTGCGCTGGATTAATTTGGGTAAAGAGACTCCCAGCGCCCCAAGCCAACATGTGGCCGGCGTCCGATACCACGCTCCCCTCTTCCGCATCTGCGAAGGCTGCGGACACCTCGACCGCACCACCGGGACCAACGACCCTTCCGAGCACCGGCCATGGTGCCGCTACCGTAACAAACTCGACGAGCACGTGCGCACAGTCGCGCTCACCAGATCGCTCACCACTCAGGCCGTCGTCCTGCCGTTGCCGCGCTGGATGGTCGCGGGTGACGTGTTCGCATTGCCGAGCCTACGCGCAGCCCTCCTTCTCGGACTGCGCGAACAGTTTGGCGGAACCCCCAACCATCTGGGCGTCATGCCTATTAAAGAGCCTGTTGGCGGTGGAACCCGCGATGCGCTGCTGCTGCACGACCTCGTCCCGGGCGGGACCGGCTACCTAGCAGAGTTCAACGACCCCCAGAAGGTGTGGGACGCTCTACGGCACGCCTTCCAGATTGTGCGCGACTGCCCCTGCAAGGACGAAGAACGACTCGCCTGCCACCGCTGCCTGCTGCCGCTGGCCCCCGCCCACGAAGTGCAACACGTGTCACGCGCCAAAGCCGAAGACTGCCTCAAGGTTCTCATGGGTCTGGTCGACGATGACGAGCCTGAAGCCCAGATGACCTGGAAAGTCACCACCAAGGCCCCCAGCACCAATCCCAGTGATGAGTCCTATTTGGAGTCGCGTTTCCGGGAGTCCTTCATAACCCTCGCGCACAACCTTCACGCTCGGATATCCCAGAGCTATGGCCCCGGCGGCAACGTCATCAACGTGAGCATCGGAAAGGCGAAGTACACCCTCCAACCTCAGCTCCCCATGCACGGTTGCAAGCCCGATTTCGTCCTGCGCGGTGGCGACCGCCCAGATTTGGCGATCTTCACCGACGGGGAGACCTTCCACGCGACCCCGGCGCACAACCGAGTGCGCGACGACGCCAAGAAACGCGCTGCGCTCCGAAGCGCCGGAATTGAGGTACTGGCAGTCACTCTGACCGACGTCAAGGCCTTCGACTCCAGACAAATCCCGGTCCCGCCCAGATGGTTCAACTCCTCAGCATCGTCGATGCTAATCGGCACGTACAACTACACGTCCGATGCCGTGCGGGCTGTCACCGGTGGCCCGTTTGCGCTCTTGGAATACTGGATGAGCGGGAAATCGCTGGACGCTTTGGAAGGATTCGCCTCGGCTATTCCGTTCTTCTTCTCAACTGGCGAGCCAGACGACCACGTCGATCCATCCATTCCTGCAGATAACCTGCAACAGAGGGGTTTACCCAAGGACAGGACAGCACCCGTCTGGTGGAGTCAGAACGGCCCCTTGAGCATTCGGACCCGACTACGAGCGAGCAGCCCCCGTCCAGCTACCGACGTCTGCGTTGTCCTTGACGACGACGCCGTCAGCAGTCCCGACTTCTCGCATGCATGGCACCAGTGGCTAGCGCTGAGCAATGCTCTCATACTTCGACGCCCGCCGGACCAGACGGTGATCCGCGGCACGCAGCCCCTCGAGGAGAGCCCAGCTGAGCCAACACACAGCGTGGGTACGATCGACATCACCCAGACCCCATGGCCCACCGTCATCGAAAACCTTGGCTCCTCGCTGGCCACACCCGAGCTTCCCGGGCTGCTGGAGGACCTCGCTGCACAGGGGGTATCTGAGCCAACGGCCGGCGAGGAGATCGGTTCGGAGGGCATCATGGTTGACTTGGCATGGCCTGAGTCGCGCATAGCAGTAATCTTTGCACCAGAGCCCGACCACGAAGACTTGCTGGCCGAGGACGGATGGACACTGGTGCCGCCGACAGCACACGACATCACGATGGCGTTAGCCAACACGACCGAAGGGGAAGGACACCATGGCTGAGTCGACGATCATCATGTCGAAGCAGGCGCTGAAGCTCGACGGATCCCTCAAGCCCAAGGCGTTTACCTTCCTCGAGAAACTCACCACTGATGACACGGCGCCCGGCTTGCACATCGAACCGGTAAAGAAGTGCCGCGACAGCAGGGTGCGGACCGGTCGTGTCGACCAGCAATATCGCGCCGTATTGTTCAAGCTCACCGGCGAGGACGGCAACCGCCGCTACGTCCTCGAAGGCTTTTACAACCACGACGACTGTCTCTT